AGCAAGAGAGAAAGCTAGAAGAAAGTCTTTTTGTGCGAGATCAGCAGGTCAAATGAAAAGATTTCCGAAAGCTGCAAAGAATCCAAACTCAAGACTAAGACAAGCAAGAAGAAGATGGAGATGTTAGTGTGCCTAAAAAGACTTGGAATAAATCAAAAGATAGAGTCTTTATCTGTGGGTACTGTAACTACTGCCATAAAGAGTTGTTGAATAATGAGGGTGGATGGATTATAAATGCAGAAAAGAAACACTATTGTCACGATGGTCGTGATGGAAGTTGTTTCGATAAATATATAAAGGAGAAACAATATGCCGGGTCACTATGGAAAAAAAATGAAGAAGCCAATGAACAAGAAAAACAAGATGGACAAGAAGAAAAAAAATATGAAAATGAAAGTGAGTAAAAGATAATGCCGGGAAAAGGTAAGAAGAAATACTCAAAGAAACAAATGAAGATAGCTCGTGTTGCAGAACCAAGAGACAGAATAACAGGAGCTGACTTTAAAAAGTTAAGACAAAGTAAGAAAAGAAGATATGGCTAAACTTTGTGCCAGAGGAAAGGCTGCTGCCAAAAGAAAGTTCAAGGTATATCCTTCAGCTTATGCAAATATGTACGCAAGTGCTGTTTGTTCAGGCAAGATAGTACCGGGTGGTAGAAAGAAAAAGAAAAAGAAAAGATAATGTCAAAAGGTTTACGATCTTGGGTTCAAGCAAACTGGGTTGACATTGCCAATCCCAAAAAGGGTGGCGGCTTTCCTAAATGCGGTAGAAGCAAAGGTGAGAAGAGAAGAAACTATCCTAAGTGTGTACCTGCTGCAAAAGCTAGAGCCATGACAGCAAGTCAAAGAAGAGCTGCTGTATCAAGAAAACAAACTGCTGAAAGAAGAACAAGAAAAGGTAAAAAACCAAACTACGCTAGGACTTAATAAGTTCGTCAAACTCTTGCCACATTGTTTGATCCTGACCCCAATATCTTTCACCATTATATTTCATCTGTATTGAATATAAAACTGTGGTGTGATCCTGACCAAATATTCTACCTATATCTGTAAGTGACATCTTATATTTTTCTGCAAGTATATTATGTATGATGTTTCTAGCTCGAACAAAGTCTTTGGTTCTTTGTTTACCAACTAAATCTTTTTTACTAAGCTCATACTTCAAACAAACTTTATTTAACAAATCATCAATGACAGACTTTGGTGGGTTGCCTAGTTGATGACCAATAATTTTTTTTGGCTTTGCCATTCTTTCAACAACATCAGCTTTAGTCGATAGTGCTAGTAAATAACCTTCTTTGAAACCACCCTTGTATAGTTTTACTTCTTGATCATTCAACAAATAAAATGCTTTCTTGTATTGCTTGATAAAATTATTGTTGCCTTTTTTATTTAAGTATTGATCGAATATATCGTTTATTAGAGACATAGTATCCCTGACCCTTTCTTTGTTTTTTATATATTGTTGATGCTTATCTCATCAACTGTTCTTTTGCTCTTTCAACTTTCCAAATCAATCTAAAGCTATCCCTTTTAAGTTTGTTAGCTTTATCCATTGTTGCAAGATATGCTTCATGTTTTCTTCTCTGAAGGTCTTGCAGCTTCTGAAAGTTTTGTTTCAGCTTTTCCATCCTTCTCCTTTTTCACTTTGGTAAAGTCTAGTTTTATTCCTGTGACTTTACATTCTACAAGCTCTCCTTGTGCGTTTGGGTTTGCAGCCTTTTCAACATCATCAAATCTTTCAGACAATAAAAAATTTGCCTCGCCTGATTTAATTCTTATATATTTACTCATCTTTATCCTTTTTGTCTAATGTTTTTTTATGCAGGTTTTTAGCCATTTTTGTGTATATCATTAGATCATCATAGTTGTCAGCCTTGAAGTTTTTGCTGGTTCTAAACAATTTCAAACCCATCATAAGTTGTGCAACTTCATGGGGTTTTATATCATCTTTTAATTTATCATGTAATAGTACACTCCAAACTACAGCAATAAGTCTAAAGTTTTCCGGGTAGTCACCATAATCTTTCTGGCGAGCTTCCATAATTTTTTTTAAAATTTCTTCGTTAATATCTATTGTAGCCATAACTTTTTTGATGCGGCAGGGAAAACAACTAAAAAGAAAGCGAGAAAGGGATCGCTAAAAAAACCCTGCCACACCGCATATAAGTTTCTATAAATAATTAAAACTTATACATTCCTTATCTAGCATAAGAACTAGGTTTTGCATAGGGAGGTTTTTTGTATGCAAACTTTGCTCCACCTCCTCCAGTTGGTCCTGATTGGGATGGAGTTTTTTCATTAGGTGTGAGCTGCACAGTTATTGCTCCTGTAGGCTCACCATTCTCCGCTATTTCATCAAAAGCTGCTTGATTGTACCAACTACCATTTATTTCAACACCAATGGTCCAGTTTTTATCTGGTCTTTTCAGATTTGGTGGTGCTACATAACTTGGTTGGTTAGGCGCAGTTCTTTTGTCGTTTGGTATTAGCTTGATGTATATTTTATCAGCCATTTTTTGTTGCTCCTTGTAGTTTATTCATCCTTATGTCATAGGCATTTTCTAAGTCTCTATATACTCTAGGATGATTTTTGATTGCATCATCAAACTCTTCAGCAAACAAAACTTGTTTCAAGTAATGTAATCTTGATTGATGTTTTGCTAAATTGATTTGTTCAATGATATATTCTTATCAAAATCTACATTGATTCTATTGTTAAGTGGTATACCGAACGGTCTTATACAATATGTTGAATCTGCAGCGTCATCAACAAGAATCATAGG